ATTTACGATGGAATAACACATCTTCCCCGGATTTTCCATATAAATATGGTGAACGACATTGAAAGGGGAATGACCATGCCAAGCGTGTATCTGAGTCCCAGCACGCAGGGGTATTGCTTGTGTAGTAGTTTTTTGCATTAAAAATTGATGTCGAACTCGATATGCCTATCTGGATACCAACGAATTTCTTTGATGATGATCCTCCAGAATTCGCGCTTTTGCATGGGAGAAAGGGCGCCGTACATATCACGCCAGTTGTGGGAGAGCAGCTTCTGAATTTGAGGCAGGTTTGAAGGACGCGGAGGCTGCTGCTTTATTTCGAGTTCATGGATCTTTTCAGTGATGGAAGCATAGTCCTTTTTGTATTCGTCCATTGTGAGCAGTTCGTTGAGATAGAGATCCTTCAAGCGCGACAGCTTTCCGCGCAGTGCATTGATCTCGGAGCGATAGTCCTTCTCCACCACATTTTCCTGTACAGCGGAGAACTCCGTTTTATAGGATTCCAATTTGCATTCAACGGTGTCCAACAGGTATTTTTCCAGCTTTTTTTCACTGATGGAGCGGTTGTTTCCGCACGGTTTACGGCGACAGAAGTGATTAGAACAGTTATAGTGAAAGGTCTTGTGATCCTGATTCACTTTGCCGCCGATCCGACCGCCGCAGTCACCACAGACGATAAGGCCGGAAAACAGGTAAATCCGGTTTTCGTCCGTGCGTTTGATGACTTTACGGCGCATGGTCTGAATCTGGTCATACTGCTCTTTTGTTATGTAGGGGGGGCACATCCCGTCGACACCGTAGTATACGCCGTAATAGGCTGTGCTGCGGAGCATCTTGTTTGCCCCTTGGTAGGGAATCGTCAGCCCGAACTCCTCGCGGATATAGTCCTGCGTGGCGGAGACGGAGCCGCAGGCCATGTACTTTCGAAAGAATGCATCGACGGCCAACGCAGTCTGTGGATCTTTGACGAATTTTTTGTTTATGATGGTATAGCCAAGGGGCTTATCGCCCGTCAGAGCCTCACGGCGAAGGCGTTTGCCCTCATTGATCTTTTTGATGCGCTCGCTGGTGCGGTCTGCTTCGTCTTGGGCAACCGCCAGCATAATGTTGATTTTCAGGCGACCGGATGCGGTAGCAGTTTCGTAGTCTTCGTATATAGCTTTCCATGAAACGTTGTGGGCATCCAAAATGTCTTGCACTTTATAGTATTCGCCGATGTTGCGGAACCAACGATCCAGCTTTGTGACAAGGACGATATCAACTTCATCACGCCGGATGGCGTCCAGCAGGGCCATCATGGCGGGGCGCTTCTCAATCTTCTTGCGGGCAGAGAAACCAGCGTCAGCAAAGACGCCCACGATCTTCATACCGTGCTCCTTGGCATAGCGTTCCAGGTCATTCTGCTGGTCGTGGATAGAAAGGCCATACTTGGCCTGCTCTTCGGTGGATACGCGGGGGTATAAGGCTGCCCGCATAACCTTTCCGTCAGATATGATGTTTTTCTCTGACATTTGACATTCCTTTCTGGGTGTGCTACCATAAAAGGGTAGACTACTCCCCTTGTGGTGAGGTGGATTTGTTCTACGCGACTGCTCCGGTGTGCGAGACCGGGGCAGTCTTTTTTTATTTGGGAAAACTATTTGCTTTTCCGTCCCAGAAGAAAACCTGTTCCAAGGGCGACAAATAAGACACAGAGTATGGCTGCAGCGGTTGTCGGAATTTCCATCAGTACAATGAATCCGATGAGAAAGAGGACTATGAAATACCATTTTTTGAAAGGAATTTTGAATCTTTTCTCCCAGAAACCGCTTTCGTCCAACCAAGAGGAGAGAAAAAACAAACCGTAAGCATAAACCAGAGGTGCGAGCTTCGCAAGGATAGACAGCATAAGTACCCCCTCTAATTTCAATTCATGCACCCTTGTGGGCGAAGCGCTACCTGATCGTGCTGGTAAATGCGACAGCCCTTCCAAGAATGCGAACATTATTCATCTCAGCCTCCCAGTATACAAGTGGTCTGTACTGGGGGTTTTCTGCTTCCAAGCTGATATGATCTTCATACAAGTATACTCTTTTGAGCGTGGCTTCATCATCAATGATAACAGCAGCAATCTCGCCATGCTCCACAGATTCCTGCTGACGGATATATACGATATCGCCATCGAAGATACGGGCGTTTATCATGCTGTCGCCTTTGCAGCGGAGGGCAAAGTCTGCGCGAATGTGGTCGGGGACATCCACTTCCCCCTCGCAGTTTTCTTCCGCGAGGATGGGCGTACCGCAGGCGATGGAGCCTATCAACGGCACCTTTCGCATGGTGGGCATGGGGATAATGGTGATGACGTCGGAGGGCAGACGGATTTCAGGGGTCCCATTCCAACCCATGATAATTGAGGGAGATATTTTGAGAACACTCGCAAGGGATGCGATGCGACTTCTCTTCATGTTGGCAATATCGCCGGATTCCCATCTCGATACAGTGGCCTCGCTGACACCAACGGCATTTGCCACATCGAGCTGCGTTAATCCGAGTTCGGTACGCCGAGCTTTAAGGATATCTTTAATTTCCACATCGACACCTCCTGTTTTCCATATAGTAGCACCAACAAATCATATTTGCAATACGTAAACGCAAAAAAGAGTAAAAAACTTGCGTTTACGTATTGACTTGCGGTAAAGCAAGTGCTATACTGACTTGCGTAAACGCAAGTAAACCAACAGGGATGGGAGGTGAAGATTGTGTTTAATCGAAATGCGTTCCGCGCGAAGGTGGTAGGAGCCGGTATGACACTTTCCGGCCTGGCCTCTGAAATCGGTATTAGTGACGCGACTCTTAATAGAAAGATGAGCGGGAAAAGCGATTTTACGAGACTGGAAATCCAACATATCCGGATGATCCTTCGGATGACACCTGACGAAGCGGACGCAATTTTTTTTGCGCAGGAGCTTACGTAAACGCAAGCAAAAAACCACCTCACCACAAAAAGGAGATAAACAACTATGACACCTGTTGAGAGACTGAATGAAGAAAAGGATCGCGTGATACAGAAGTGCGGCTACTACATCACGCCGGCCCGCATGGCAAATCTAATGAAGGCCGCCGCCGGCATTGTGAAGCTGCTGGTCACATCGGATATCGCGGTCAACTACCAGGAATGCCGTCTGGTGCTGAAGATCGTGGAGGGCGCAATCAGCGACGCCGTGGACGTGGAAGGAGTTTGACATGAAAGAGATCAAAGTGAAACTGACATTCACGGAACCGGTGCTGGGGACATGCCCCGGTGACCCTGATATCTACCGCTCGTTCGTTGCCAGCAATTCCCCGGATGCTGCCACCATGGAGGACGAAGTAGCCGCCATCGGTGTGGACGGCGTGGTGGAGAAGGGAAAAACCGTCTTTCCGAAGCTGGACGATGGAACTCCGTTCTTCTATGACTACCAGATCAAAGGCTTTTTTAAGGATACCTGCGGCGGCCTGCGGAAGGTCAAGGGGACCGTGTCCAGCGGCATCAAGGCGTTCAAGAAGGAGATCGACAAACTGATCTTTGTGGAACCACGGAACGTACCCATCCTGTTTGACGGGGAGATAGGGGAGTGCTCCCGTCCGCTGCGAGCGCAGACCATGCAGGGGGAGCGCGTAAGCCTCGCTCTGTCGGAACAGATCCCCGCCGGCGCGACTTGTGAGTTCACCGCCGTCTGTCTGAGCGACGATCATGAAAAGGCTGTGCGGGAGTGGCTGGACTATGGACGGTTTTCCGGCATGGGACAGTGGCGCAACAGCGGCAAGGGTCGCTTCCGCTGGGAAGAGATTGCATAACGCAAAGGCAATGCATCGCAGTGGAAAGCATCGTTTAGCAGAGGCACGGCAGCGAAGAGATCTGCGGAGAAATGCGTGGGATTTGCATAGCTATGAATCGCACTGCACAGAAAATCCATCTCACCACAAGGCAAGCGGACACGCAGTGCCCGCATATCGTGTAAACGGAAGGAGTGTTGCGAATGGACTGTTTCAAGGCGGCGCTGGAGTATCTGCTGCAGAAAACGCTGGAAAACAACGGCCTTACCGGAACGGTCATTGTAACAAAAATCGGGCCGGAAGAATCAACAGAGGAGAAAGCGGGGTGATGCCCCGCTGAGGAGGGACAAGCTATGACGTTCACATGGGTACTTACCTACATTGGCGCGGCGTGGCTGGCGACCAGCATCCTTCGGCTGGTGGACAAGCTGGAGGACCATCGGTAATGGAGAGCTATCTCGAATTTCTGCGCTCCAAGATCGTGCTGGCCAGCGAGACGGGCTTTACACTGCCGCCGGAGGAGATCAACCCGGCGCTGAAGCCGCACCAGCGGGATGCTGTTGTGTGGGCGCTGCGAGGCGGCAGGCGGGCGCTGTTTGAGAGCTTCGGTCTCGGCAAGACTGTGCAAGAGCTGGAGTTCTGCCATCAGGCGGTGCGCCATGAGGGCGGCAAGGCCCTGATCGTGCTGCCGCTGGGCGTCCGGCAGGAGTTCACCCGGGACGCGGTGGAGCTGCTGCATTACGCGGCGCCGGAGTACATCACCACCATGGCGGAGGCAGACAGCGCCGCCGGAGATATCTTGATGACCAACTATGAACGGGTGCGGGATGGGGACATTGACCCGACGCAGTTCACGGCCGTGGCGCTGGATGAGGCGTCGGTGCTGCGCTCGTTCGGCAGCAAGACCTACCAGACATTCCTGCCGAAATTTCAGGGCGTGAAGTACAAGCTGGTATCCACGGCGACACCGTCGCCCAACCGGTACAAGGAGCTGATCCACTACGCCGGGTATCTGGAGATCATGGACACGGGACAGGCTCTGACGCGATTTTTCCAGCGGGACAGCACCAAGGCCAACAACCTGACACTGTACCCCCACAAGGAGGATGAGTTCTGGCTGTGGGTGTCCAGCTGGGCGCTGTTTATCGGAAAACCCTCTGATCTGGGCTACGACGACACCGGCTATGCGCTTCCGCCGCTGGATGTGCGGACACACATTGTGCGGGGCCGGTACGGCGAGGACACAGATCGGAACGGCCAGTTCAAATTGATGCACGACGCGGCGGTATCGCTGGCGGAGGCATCACGGGAAAAGCGGGAAAGCATTGACGCCCGTGTGGCCGTGGCAAAGGAGATCGTGGACAGTGATCCGGAGGCGCACTTCCTTCTCTGGCACGATCTGGAGGCGGAGCGGCACGTCATCTGTAAGACCCTGCCGGACACCGTGGATATCTACGGCAGCATGGACTATGCCGAACGGGAAAAGCGGGTGATCGACTTCTCGGAGGGGCGCTGCCGGCTGTTTGCCACCAAGAAGAGCCTGAGCGGCAGCGGGTGCAACTTCCAGCGCCATTGCCACAGGGCGATTTTTATCGGTATCGACTATGAATTTAATGATTTTATTCAGGCGGTACACCGCATTTACCGCTTCCTCCAGACGGAGCAGGTGGTGATCGACATTATTTACACGGCGGCGGAAGACCCCATTTACCGTGTGCTGATGGAGAAATGGAAGCAGCACGAGTACCTGCAGGGCAAGATGCGGGAGATCGTGCAGAAATACGGCCTGAGCGGTTCTGTGCAGACGGAGCGCATGGCCAGAAGTATAGGAGTGGAGCGCGTGGAAGTAAAAGGCAAGAATTACACGCTGGTGAATAACGACTGCGTGGAGGAAACGGCACGGATGGCCGAAAACAGCGTGGACATGATCCTGACCTCTATCCCGTTTTCCAACCACTACGAATACACCCCCAGCTATAACGACTTCGGCCACAACGAGGATACCCGCCGGTTCTTTGAGCAGATGGACTATCTCAGTCCTAACCTGCTGCGGGTGCTGAAGCCGGGGCGCGTGTTCTGCTGCCACGTCAAGGATCGGGTGCTGTTCGGTAATGCCACCGGCATGGGAATGCCCACCATGGAGCCGTTCCATGCCATGTGCATCCGGCACTATATGCAGCACGGCTTTGCCTACTTCGGCATGATCACCGTGGTCACGGATGTGGTGCGGGAGAACAACCAGACGTATCGGCTGGGCTGGACGGAGCAGTGCAAGGACGGCTCCAAGATGGGCGTAGGCTGTCCGGAATACATCCTCTTGTTCCGGAAGCTGCCCACCGACCGGAGCAAAGCCTACGCCGACGAACCGGTACATAAGACCAAAGAGGAATACACCCGCGCCCAGTGGCAGATAGACGCCCACGGGTACTGGCGCTCCTCCGGCGACCGGCTGGTGACGAAGGAAGAGATCATGTCCATGGACACCGGAAAGATCCAGGCAGCCTACCGCAAGTACAGCCGGGGCACGGTGTATGACTACGCCGAACACGTCCGCATGGCAAAGGAGCTGGACGAGAATGGAAAACTGCCCGCCACCTTCATGGTGGTGGCGCCGGGGAGCTGGACGGATGAGGTGTGGGACGATATCAACCGGATGCGCACCTTGAACACCACCCAGAGTCAGCGCCGCCAGCAGCTCCATGTCTGTCCCCTTCAGCTGGACATTGTAGACCGCTGTATCAACCGCTACAGCAATCCCGGCGACCTTGTATATGACCCATTTGGTGGAATCGGCACGGTACCGCTGGAAGCAGTCAAGGCGGGGCGGAAGGGCCTTGCCTGTGAGCTGAACAGTGGGTATTTCCGGGATGCTGTGGGCTACCTGCAGGAGTTCGAGCGGGAGGACATAAACATCTCCTTGTTTGACCTGATGGGGGAGGTGTCGGGATGAGCCGCAGAAGACCTATCGCAGAGAAGCGGCTGACGTTGATCCGCACCTGCGGCACCTGCGGAAAAACCTTCTCTACGACTGCCGAATCGCCGTGGATACGGCAGGTGCCTCGAGACGGGAAAAAGCAGGCTACCACTTATTACTGTAGCACCACCTGTTTTCGAGACAGCTACAAGCATATTGGTTTTTATGACGGAAAAGCCGAAGAACGCCGCCGGGAGAAAGACCGAAACCGTGACAACCGTGAACGCTGCCGCCGGTACAACGCGGCGCACAGGGAGGCGCGTGCCGCCTACGCCAAAGAACGCAGGCGGAGGAATCCGGGCCTTTGTGCCGCCGACAATGCGTATGCAAGAAAAAAACGCCGCCTGTTGGCGGCTGAGAAAAAGGAGGACGTATGAACACCACACGAGAAGAATCCCAGAGATCCATCATGCAGATGTGCCGCGGAGCCTTTCAGGAGCGCGTGGACTATGAGATGCCGCGCCTGATCGAGAACATCCTCGACCCCAACACATCTGCCAAGGCCAAGCGCAAGGTGACGATCACGCTGGAGCTTTGTCCCGATGACAGCCGCCAGAACATCGTGGTCAACTGCGCCGTGAAGTCTACACTGGCCCCCACGCACCCCGCGACCACCATGCTCTATGCCGCCGACAAGGACACGGTCATTGAGATGGCCCCGCAGATCCCCGGCCAGATTGCCGTTGACGGCTCGGAGCAGGAAGCACCGGCACACCTGAAACTTGTAAACTGCGGCTAAAAAAGAAAGGAGACATACCATGCTGAAGGAAGCAATTGAGAAAATCGAAGAACTGGCAAAGCCGATCATTCTGGACGTGGATAACCGCACCTACGCCGTAAACAAGAATGGCGAAGCACAGGAGATCATCCCGGAGGCAGTCTATCAGAGCTGCCTGTCCCTGAACAGTCTGGACGCGCTGGTGCAGATGGTCAAGACGGAAGGCACCTGCGCAGATCGTCCGGACAAGCTCTACCTGTCCGTGAAGGATCATATGACGGTGACGTGCTTCGGCCAACCCCAGCACGACCTGCGGGATGAGCGTATTTTCTACTACGAGGCGCAGGCAAAGGACGTTCCCGGATGGGACGGCGAGGTGAAGATGCCCTTTGACAGGGCGGCGGTCGCCTTGCAGACACGTTTTCAGGACGGCGGTGACAGGGGCTATGCCCTGACGCTGCTGAGCCAGATCACCTGCGGTGCGAAGGTCACCTACAACGACACCGGCATAGCTACTACCGTCGTGACCAACAAGGGCGTTTCGCTCCAGCAGAACAGCACCATCCGTCCGATCGTAAAGCTGCGTCCTTACCGTACCTTCCAAGAGGTGGAGCAGCCGGAGGGCCTGTTCCTGATCCGTATTGATGAGCGGGGCATTACCTTTACCGAGGCTGATGGAGGTATGTGGAAGCTGGATGCCCGCAGGACCATCAAGGCATATCTGGAGGCGGCTCTGAAGGATGATATCGACGCCGGCCGTGTGGTCGTGATGATGTAACAAAAAGGCGCCCCGCCGGAGCTGGCACTCCGGCGGGGCGGGACTGGCAAAGCCAATCAAATACACGCCCACTATATGGGAGAAAGTGAGAAATGTCAATGAGAACAACGAAAATCGTTATTAAAAATATGTTCGGCATCAAGGATATGTCGCTGGGCGGTGGTTCTGTGGAGATATCCGGCCCCAAGGGCAGCGGAAAAACCTCGGTGCTGGATTCTATCCGGTATGCGCTGACCAACCGCTCTGACAGGGACTATGTTGTGCATCAGGGCGCGGATGAGGGGGAGATCATCATCGAAACGGATTCCGGCCTTTCTGTAGACCGGCGGGCGCTGAGCGCCAAGTCTGCCGGAACGGTGAAGGTGCGGGACGGCTCCATGCTTCAGACGCGGCCTGCGGAGTTCCTGTCGAAGATCTTCACGCCGCTCCAGTTGAATCCCGTGGAATTCACCCAGCTCTCCCGGCAGGAGAAGAACCGTGTGATCCTCTCTTTGATCGAATTCCCGTGGGATACCAACTGGATCAGGGAGCAGTTCGGCGAGATCCCACAGGGCGTGGACTACTCGAAGCACATCCTTGAAGTGCTGGCGGATATTCAGGCGGAGAACGGCATCTATTTCCAGTCGAGGCAGAACCTGAACCGCGATATCCGCAATAAACAGGCATTTATTACTGACATTGCAAAGGATATTCCGTCCGGCTACGACTATGACCGATGGAACAGCTACCCTGTCGGCGAAAAGTACCGCGAACTGGAACGCCTGAAGGATCAGAACAGCCGCATCGAGCGGGCCAAGACCTTCCGGGACAGCTATGACGCGAAGATGCGTGGGATCACCGGCGAACGGGATGTGGCGCTGGCTGCCATTGACAGGGATCTGGCCCGTGAGCGCTCTGAACTGACCGGCCAGATCGAGCGGCTTCGGGCAGAGATCAGCGCGGCGCAGGAGGAATTAGGCAGTCTGGAGTGCCGGCGGGAGGATCGTGCTGCCGTTGTGCACGCCAAGTATGAGACCGCCGTTGCCAAGCTGGAAAAGGACATGGGTACGGCCAGCGAGTATGCGGAGGCTGCACCGGCAGATACTTCCGCCTTACAGCAGGAGGTGGATACGGCGGAGCGTATGCGCAAGCACCTCAATGAGTACCAGCGCATGACGGCCATGCAGCATGAGGTGGACGCGCTTACGGAGCAGTCGCAGGAGCTGACCCGCAAGATCGAACTGGCGCGGGAGTTGCCCGCCAAAATTCTTGAAACGGCAACGATCCCCGTTGAGGGACTGACGGTAGAGAATGGCGTGCCGCTGATCCACGGCCTGCCCATTTCTAACCTGTCCGATGGCGAGCTGCTGGAGCTGTGCGTGGATATCACGGTCAGCAAGCCGGGGCAGCTTCAGATCATTCTGGTCGATGGCGCGGAACGGCTGGACAAGGAGAGCCGGGACAAGCTGTATGCCAAGTGCAAGGCAAAGGGACTGCAGCTGATCGCTACCCGCGTGACGGATTCTAATGAATTGGAGGTTACCGAATTATGATGACAAAAGATAATCTGCGTAAGCTGACCGGAGACGAACGCCTGGGGCAGATGCGTGATTCTGAATATCTCGGCGCTGAGGACATCGACGATGATGTGGAGCCGATACTGACTATTGATGCCCTGTGGAACGGCATGGTGACGCTCCAGCGCGGCAAGGAAAACAAGGATGTACTTTCCTTCAAGGAAGAGCGTGTTCCGGGCATTATGCAGGTAAGGCCTCTCATTATCAACTCTACCAACCGCAAAACGCTGCGTAAGCTGTTTGGCGATGCAAAGGCGGATACGCTGGTGGGCAAGCAGATCCAGCTTTACATTGACCACAAGGTGCGTGATCCGCAGGATGGCGGGCTTACGGACGGCATCCGTATCCGGCCCTTTAAGCCGAGGGTCAAGAAGGAAGCCCCTGTGCCGCCGTGTGCGGACTGCGGCGGCATCATTGAAGCGGCCATGGGCAAGACCCCCGGCTGGCTGGCGGCCTACACCGCCAAGCATTACGGCGTTTCCCTGTGTGCCGCCTGCGCTCAGAAACGCAAGGAGGCGGCATCGACCCCGGTACCGGAAGCACCGGAGACGCCCGAAGCAGACCCTGCCGCAGGCGAGGTCATTGACGGGGAGGTGCTGTAATGGGTCTGCCTATGGTGACGGCGGAGAACTATTTCTCCCCTGAGATGAACATGGCCTACATGGGGGCTACCCAGTTCAAGGCTTTTGACCGATGTGAGGCGGCGGCGCTGGCGGAGCTGCGGGGGGAATACGCCCCCGCAGCCTCCACGGCTATGCTGATCGGAAGCTATGTGGATGCTTACTTCTCTGGAGAGCTGCCGGTGTTTCAGGCACAGCATCCGGAGATCTTCAAGCGGGACGGGAGCCTGAAAGCGGAGTTCGTTCATGCACAGGACGTGATCGCCCGGATGGAGGCGGACGAGCTGTATATGCTGCTGATGTCCGGAAAGAAGCAGGTGATCCTGACCGGCGAGATCGCGGGTGTCCCCTTCAAGGTGAAGATCGACAGCCTGCTGGACGCCGAGACCAGCCGCCGCATTGCGGAACGGTTCCCGGAGACAGCAGAGGTCATGGGGATGTGCGACGGTGCCTTGGTGGATCAGAAGGTCATGCGGGACATGGCCAATGTGTGGTCAGATGAGGAGCGTGCCAAGGTATCCTTTGCCCAGTTTTACGGTTACGACATTCAGGGCGCCATTTATCAGGCCATCGAGGGCCATATGCTGCCGTTCGTCCTGGCAGTGGGCACGAAGGAGGACGCGCCGGACATCGGAGCGCTGTACATCCCTGATGCTGAACTGGCCGCCAGGCTGGCGGAGGTGGAGGATCGCGCCCCACGGTATCAGGCCATCAAGGAGGGGAAGATCGCCCCACGCCGGTGCGGGAAGTGCGCGTACTGCCGGATGACCAAAAAGCTGCGGGGCATCGTGGATTACCGAGAGGTGGGCGAATGCTGAATAAGATCTTCATTATGGGCCGCCTGACCCGTGACCCGGAACTGCGCACCACGAACAGCGGGACGTCTGTGGCCAGCTTTTCACTGGCGGTTGACCGGAATTATAAGGGTGCAGACGGTGAAAAGGAGACAGATTTCATTGACTGCGTAGCATGGCGCTCCACCGCCGAGTTTGCCGCCAAGTATTTCGCCAAGGGCCGCATGGCCGTTGTGGAGGGGCGGCTCCAGATCCGTCCGTGGACGGACAAGGAGGGCAATAACCGCCGCAGCGCAGAGGTGATCGTTGACAATATGTATTTCGGCGATTCCAAGCGCGATGGAGATACGGGCGGTGCCAGACCTGCCAGCGGCCCCGTGAATGTGTCCGCCAACGACTGGCAGGAGGCCGATGAGGATGAAGGCGACCTGCCGTTCTGACGCAGCGGCTCAGATCAAAGAGACGCTGACGGCCCGGGAGGTCGTGGAGTTCTACGGGTTCACGCCTAACAGGAGCGGGTATATCCATTGCCCATTCCATGCGGGCGACAACAACGGGAGCCTGAAGGTCTATGACGGCGACAGGGGATGGCACTGCTTTGGGTGCAATGCCGGCGGAACGGTCATTGACTTTGTGATGAAGCTGTTCGATATATCCTTCCGTCAGGCGGTACTGCGCATCGACAGCGACTTTGGCCTGCGCCTTACATATGAGCGGCCCGATCCCAAGGCGCGGTCTGCGCTGCTGGAAAAGCGCCGTGCAGAAGCGGAGGAGAAGGCCCACCGCCGCGCCGAATATCAGACACTGGCCGCGGAGTACCGGCAGTGCTTTGATACCGTGAAATACTTCCCGCCGGTGCTGTGTGCCGATGGCAGCATCTGGATACATCCTCTGTATCCGGATGCGCTGAAGGCCATGCCCGCGCTGGAAGCAAGACTGGACGAGATACTGGAGGCTGGAATTGGATAATAAACGGGAGATCGTACCGAATTGGCGGTACACAGAGGATGACTTTCTGTACACTACGCTGCCCTATGAGGAACTGCAGGAGTATGCAAAAAATCCATTTGTCCACCAGCGCATGGTCGAAGCCATGGCACGGTACGCCGCCGGTGTTGGATTCAAGCAGTTGAAGAAGTTTTACAAAGCATATCTGGCCGGTCTGAAGCAGAGTTCTGCCGGCGGCACGGTCTATGTGGGTGGGAATCCCACCTGCTTTGACGGTCAGCCGATGGAACTGAACGCCGGAGACTGGGAGGCGGATGACAGCGGTATCAGGCGAAACTTCGGCGGCGTGGACTGCGTGGCCTGTCCGCATCCGGTGATGCCGGTGGAACGGCTGGTGAATATCGACACAGGCGAGGAGAAGCTGCGGCTGGCATTCCGCAAGGGCACCATCTGGCGGCGGCACATCGTGGAAAAGAAGGTGCTGGCCAGTGCCAACAAAGTAACGGAATTGGCGGGGATCGGTATCGCCGTCAACAGCGAAACGGCGCGGAATTTTGTCCGCTACATAGGCGATCTGGAGAACCTGAATTATGACATCATACCGGAACGGAAAAGCATCGGTCGGTTCGGTTATATCGCCGGAGAGGGCTTTTCGCCCTATGTGGACGGGTTGATCTTTGATGGTGATGCCAACTTTGCCGCCATGTTTCAGACGGTACACGAGCGCGGCAGCTTCGACAAATGGAAGCAGATGGCGGCGGAGGTACGGGCTATGTCGGTGACGGCAAAGATCGTGCTGGCGGCATCCTTTGCATCGCCGCTGCTGCAGCCGCTGGGATGCCTGCCCTTCTTTGTCCACCTGTGGGGCGTGGATTCCGGCACCGGAAAGACGGTGGCCCTGATGGTGGCCGCCAGCGTGTGGGGTGACCCGTCCGTGGGCAGCTACGTCAAGACCTTTGACGGGACGGCGGTAGGCATGGAGAAGACCGCCGCGTTCCTGAACAATCTGCCGCTGTGCTTGGATGAACTGCAGTTGGCCAAGGACGCAAAAGGAAAGACCAACTTTGATGTGTACAGGCTCGCGCAGGGCGTGGGGCGCACACGGGGAAACCGGTCAGGCGGCGTGGACAGGACACCAACGTGGCAAAACTGCATTCTGTCCACGGGGGAAAGCCCCCTGACGGGGCAGGCATCCGGCGCCGGCGCTGTGAACCGTGTGATCGACATCGAGTGCAAGGCCAACAGCGTAGTCATTACGGACGGTATGCGGGTGTCCGGCGCGGTGAAGCGGAACTTCGGCCACGCGGGAAAGGCGTTTGTGGAGAAGCTGTATGCCGCCGGGGACGATGTGCCGCAGGAAATCCATAACAGGTATCAGGTGTTGTTCAAGACGCTGGCGGCGCAGGACACCACGGAAAAGCAGGCCATGGCGGCCGCTGCCATTGTGCTGGGTGATGAACTGGCCTGCCGCTGGATCTTCGGCGGGACGGAGCAGCCCGTGACGATGGAGCAGATATCTGAATTTCTGACGTCCCGCGCGGCGGTGTCCGCCGGTGAGCGGGCCTATAAGTACCTGTGCGACTGGGTATCCCAGAACTCCAACAAGCTGACGGGCAAAACGGACAACGGAGATGTGCTGGGTACACTGGACGGCTGCCGTGCCTATATCATCCGCTCTGTTTTTGAACGGGTCTTGCAGGACGCGGGTTACAGCATGAAGGCGACGATCTCATGGCTGAAGCAGGCTGGTTTGATCGAGACACGGGCCAAGAATAACACGAAAGCCCGCCGCATCAATGGTGTTCCTACGGAGTGCTTTTGTCTGCTCCTGCCTGATATTGAAGAAGAAATTGACGAAACGGACGAATTACCGCTGTAAACGTGGGGAACTGCGCGGAAACGTGGGGGTGCGCCCCCACGCCCTCAAAGCCTTTGATACCAACGGTTTGCGGCGAAATTTTTCGGGGTGTGGGGATGTGGGGAACACATACACACGCTATATAGGGGTAAAAAATAATCACATACACATACCAAACGTATGGTACATATACGTATGTGTGCAAGGCATAAATTTTTTTGCAAAAATTATCCCCACACCCCCACACTTGCCGCAAAGCCTTTGATACCAACGGTTTGCGCGTGGGGATATGTTCCCCACAGCGCCCCACGTCCCCACAAAAATAGGAGGCATGACATGGAATTGCGCGATTATCAGCGCGAATGCATCAAGACCATAGAAGCGCAGCCGCCGGGGTCGTACCTGTGCCAGATGGCCACGGGGCTGGGCAAGACGGTGACGTTTGCCAACATACCACGGCAGGGCCGCAACCTGATTTTGTCCCACCGCGAGGAGCTGGTGCGCCAGCCCATGAAATACTACGATTGCAGCTACGGCGTGGAGCGGGCGGGAGAGCACAGCCACGGCGAGGAGGTAGTGAGCGCCAGTGTACAGACGCTGGTGCGGCGGCTGGACAAGTTTGCACCGGACGCCTTTGATACCATCATCGTGGATGAAGCCCACCACGCGGCGGCCAACACCTACCGGAAGATACTGGACTATTTCAAGCCACGGCTGACGCTTGGATTTACCGCCACCCCCAACCGGGGCGACAAGGTGCGGTTGGACACGGTGTTCTCGGACATCATCTTTGCCCGCGACCTGCGATTCGGCATCCAGAACGGCTATCTGTGCGACATCTACTGTATGCGGGTGGATATCGGCTACGATCTGAGCGCCGTACATACCCGCGCCGGAGATTATGCGCCGGGAGAGCTGGACGAGGCTATGGAGGGTACGGCGGACGCCATTGCCGAGGCTTACGGGAAATACGCCAAGGGCGCCACGCTGATCTTCGCCGTCAGCGTACATCACGCCAATGAGATCGCGGCGAAGATACCCGGCGCTGTGGTGGTGACGGGCGAGACGAAGGACAGGGCGGCTATCATCGAGCGGTTCACGGCGGGGGAAATTCCCTGCATCGTCAACTGCATGGTGTTCACGGAAGGGACGGACATTCCCCGGGTGGAGACGGTGATTATTGCGCGGCCCACCCAGTCCGACAGCCTCTATAGCCAGATGGTGGGGCGGGGCTTGCGGCTCTATCCCGGCAAGGAGCGGCTGACGCTGATCGACTGCGTGGGCATTACGGGGCGGGCGTCCATCTGCACGGCTCCGTCGCTGCTGGGCATCGACATGACCAACGTGCCGAAGGCCAAGCAGAACGAGCTGGAGGGGCTGCTGTTTGAGCTGCCCATGAAGGCGGTGGCGGCGTCGGACTGCCCGGAGAGCTGGATCCGGAACGTGGAGATCGTAGATCTGTGGGCCAAGGAGCAGAAATACCAGACGCACGATGTGAACTGGTTCAAACTGCCGGACGGGTCGATGGTGCTGTCGCTGCTGGGGCACGAGCGGTTGGTGCTGTCGCCGCAGGATGAGCTGGGCATGACCTGCATCACGCTGGGAACTATGACATCGGACAAGCGGCCCATGCAGAGTGCGCTGGACAGCTGCTATGTATGGCTCTGTAACCAGCGGAAGGAGCAGGCGTATATCTGGAACACGCAGGAGGTCAAGCGCTGGGGGAAGAATCCTGCCACGGAAAAGCAGCTTACGATGATCAAAAAAAGATGCAAGGGATTTAACACGGACAGCCTGACAAAGGGACAAGCAAGCCAGATATTGAACAGGCTGATGAGCAAAGGGAGGTAGTGAAAAATGGCATCGGAAAGACATCACCAGCAGGCGGTCATCAAGTGGTCACAGCAGCGGTCTGTCCGTGAACAATGGCCGGAGCTGGCACTGCTGCACCACATCAAGAATGAAACCACCGGCGGCGCGGCGGAGGTGGCTGCTGACAAGGCTATGGGCGTAAAAAAGGGTGTGCCGGATCTATGCCTGCCGGTAGCGCGTGGCGGGTATCATGGCCTGTACATTGAGATGAAAACGCCCAGCGGGAAAACCTCAGATGCACAGAGATGGTGGGTGAATCACCTGATGGACTATGGGTATTACGCGGCGGTTTGCCACGGTTATGATGCGGCTGTACATATCCTCAGCTGGTATTTATCACTGGAGGTGCGGTGAGATGGCGGAGGTATCCAGAGCGGAAGCGGCTGCCATGCGCGGAGAGCCAATGCCCACCGGCAGTTCGTGGCAGGAAATGGCGGAGTATATTGCCATGCGTGCCTTGTACTGGGGATACCGTCACAAGGTTTTTACCCGCGAGGAGGCCAGCGCCATGAAGCAGCGGCTGCGAAGCGAACTGGATAACGTGGAGCGCGGATATGCGTTTGAGCGGAAGTGCTGGGACACGGCGGCAATGCGCTACAAGGAAACGGAAAGAGCCAAAGCATTATACCGAAAGGAGCGGACATTGGAGAATGCAGATGCTTTGGTGGCGGTGTTGGACGGTCTGAATCACGAACAAATTTGACTTTGTTTTTTTAGGCGGTTTTTGGTGAGATACTTTCCCGCTGTTCACATGAGGGATAAGTATCTCGACCCCGAATGCCGGAAACCGCTGAAATTGCAGGGCATTGCGCACAGCAGAAGAAACAAAAACGATCCCCAAAGAAACGGTGTGTGTTTTTGTTAGACGCGGAGAAGGTTTTCATGGGGTAAAGTATCTTCTCCGCGAAGGCTTGAAGGAGGACAGCATGGTATACGCACAAGAAACATTTGACGGCGAGATCATCGTGGACAATTTCGCCGGCGGTGGAGGGGCATCAACGGGCATTGAGATCGCCACGGGCCGGTTGGTGGCGTTGGCCGTCAACCACGATCCGGCGGCGATCCTGATGCACCGCACCAACCACCCGTACACGGAGCATTTTCAGGCGTCCGTGTGGGATATCGACCCCAAGGCCGTGTGCCGGGGTCGGCCTGTGGGGCTGGCGTGGTTCTCGCCGGACTGCAAGCACTTCAGCAAAGCTAAAGGCGCTGCGCTGGTCGACCGGAAGATTCGCGGCCTTGCGTGGATCACGCTGCGCTGGGCGGCAACGGTACGGCCCCGCGTCATCATTTTGGAGAATGTGGAGGAGTTCCAGACGTGGGGGCCGGTGCGGAAGGGCAAGCCGGTCAAACGATTGGCAGGTACCACGTTCCGGAAATTCATCGACCAACTCACTAAGCTGGGATACACCGTAGAGTATCGGGAGCTGATCGCGGCGGACTACGGTGCGCCTACCTCTCGTAAGCGCTTCTATCTGGTCGCCCGCTGTGACGGGAAGCCTATTGTCTGGCCGAAGCCCACCCACAGCAAGACCGGCGCGGATGGACTGAAAAAGTGGCGCTGTGCGGCGGAGATCATCGACTGGAGTCTGCCATGCCCATCGGTATTCGCGTCCAAGGCGGAGATCATGGAAAGATATGGCTTGAAGGCGGTGCGGCCGCTGGCGAAGAACACCATGCGGCGGATCATCCGGGGCGTGGACAAGTTCACCATCAGGAGCGGCAAGCCGTTTATCGTACCCACGGGGTACGGTGAGCGCAAGGGGCAGGTACCCCGCGTGCATGACATTGACGCGCCTGTGCCGACCATCGTAGGCACCGGCAAGGAGAATCTGTGCAGGCCGCTGCTGGCACCTGTGACGGTGACCAACACCAGCAACAGCGTGGGCGGGACGGTCGGAGCGCCGGTACATACCGTAACGACCGCAGGGAATCAGATGCTGGTAACGCCGTTCCTTGCGGAGTGCAACCACTCTGGCGGCGGGCATATTGCACCTGTGACGGATGCTCACAAGACCATCACCGCCAAGCATACCGGCGGCATCGTAGCGCCTGCGCTGATCCAGTATCACACGGAACAGACGGAACACGTTCGGGCATCCGGGCTGGGGACGCCTATCCACACGGTGGACGCCTCCAACCGATACGGCCTGACCTGCGCCAATCTGGTGGAGTATTACACCGGCGGCAGGCCGCTGGATGTGCAAGACCCCATGCACACCGTTACCAGCCACGACCGCGAGGCGGTGGTCGCCGCTCACATTGCCAAGTATTACGGCGGCGTGGTCGGCGAAAAGGTGGGAGAGCCTTTGCCGACGGTGACGGCCATTGACCACAATGCGGTATGTGCCGCCCATGTGGTGAAGTTTAAGGGCGACAATGTGGGAACGCCGCCTTCGGAGCCTTTGCAGACAGTGACGGCCAGTGCTGGGAAAGAGCGGGCGTGCAGCGGAGGGACATTCGCCGTGTGCAGGGCACATCTGGCGAAGATACGCAGCGGTGACGATCTGGGCCACTGGCCCGAGATACGCGCCCTGCTGAATGAGTTCTGCGGCTACACGCTGGCGGAGGACGAGGTACTTCTGTTGGAGATCGGCGGCGCACTGTACTACATCGCGGACATTGGGCTGCGGATGCTGTCGCCCCGCGAGCTGTACAATGCGATGGGATTCCCACCGGATTACATCATCGACCGTGACTATTTAGGCAACGAGTACAAAAAGAGCGCACAGGTGGCGCGGTGCGGCAATGCGGTGTGTCCGCCGGTGGCGTCCGCGCTGGTGCGTGCCAACCTGCCGGAGTGGTGCGGCGTGACCATCACCACAATGGCGCAGCTGATGGACTGCGTGGCGGTGTAGGAGGGGGACGCATGATACACGTCAACCAGCCGCTGACAAAAGAGGCGGCACGAAAACTGATGGCGCTGGATTCGACGGCAAAGGAACTGACCACCTACGAAAAACTGGACGAGTGGTACACCGCATGGGGCGGGCAGTGCTACGTCAGCTTCTCCGGCGGAAAGGACAGCACGGTGCTGGCGTATCTGGCGGCGCAGTATCTGGCGAGCTTCAGGACGCCGCCGTGGGAGCTGAATCTGGTGTTTGTGAATACAGGGCTGGAATACCCTGAAATTCAGAAGTTCGTGAATGAGTACGCCGCGTGGCTGCGGAGGGAGTTTCTCCGCGTGGCCGTCAACCTCCACCGTCTGCGTCCGAAGATGAACATCCGGCAGGTGGTTGAAAAGTACGGGTACAGCATCATCGGTAAAGACGTAGCGCACCGGATAGAAACCGCGCGGCGTTCACCAGATAGCCGAAGTATGAAGCTACTACGCGGGGAAGTTTTGCGTTCAAATGGTGAAAAGAGTATGTACAACTGCGAAAAGTGGGGGTATTTACTTACGGCGCCGTTTCTCATCTCCGACAGGTGCTGCGGGATTATGAAAAAGTCCCCATCAAAGAGCTATGAGCACCGAGCGGATGTCAAGCCCACGACGGCAACAATGGCGGAGGAAAGTCTTCTGCGGATGCAAAAATGGCGCGAAACCGGCTGCAACGCCTTTGAAGGAAGGCGTCCCTTATCTAAGCCCATGAGTTTCTGGACGGAGCAGGACGTGCTTCGCTTCATCGTAGACCGCCAACTCCCCTACGCCAGCGTGTACGGCGACATCGTAGCCAGCGACGGCGAGAACGACTACGGCGCGACGCTGATCGACTGCAAGCTGCACTGCACGGGATGCCAGAGGACGGGGTGTATGTTTTGCGCGTTCGGGGCGCACCTCGAAAAGGGTGCCAACCGCTTTGAACGCATGAAACTGACGCACCCGAAGCACTACCAATTCTGCATCGGCGGCGGCGCATTCGACACGGACGGACTGTGGAAGCCCACGAAAGACGGTCTTGGTTATGCGCGGGTGCTGGACTACATAGGGGTCAAATACTGAAAGGAGTTGCGACATGACAAGAGATGAGATCGTGACCGCGCTGCGGTGCTGTGATGGTGGAGAATATGACGAATGTTACAAGTGCCCTATGCGTGATGGAATCAACTGCCGCAACCTGTTAGACCTCGCTGCCGCTGACCTGATCGAGAACCAGCAGCGGCACATCGAGGCGCTGATGCAGGCCAACGCAGCCCTGCGTGATACCATCCTGCGGCGGGATGCGCAGATCGAGAAGATGAGCGAGGGACTGGCGCAGTTTGCCGCGGCGGTGGCGGAAAAGGAGGAGAAATAGATGGCACGGTATTTCAAAATTATGGAGATCGACGAAGATGCCTTTACGCGCACGACGGGCGATTTCCTCGACTGTAATTCGGTGGTCGCCCCGGTAGCTGGGGACGTTTATGTGGCTGTCGATGATACGGAGGAGGACGAGATCGCTGTCGATCTGGATATGTTCGGGAGGGAGTGGTGAGACCGGTGAAGGATGAGGTTTGCCCCTACGGCAGCGACTGCTTCACCTGCCGCTTGCCGGACTGCCGGTGCGCGGGAAGCTGTGCCAGCCGGTACAACCGTCTGCCCGGCGAGCGGACGAAAAGCGATGCGGCGCGGAAGGCGTATAGAAAAAAGATGGAGGAAAAGGAGGGCACAAAAGATGAATGAGCAGGAGGCGGCGAAGGTGCTGCGGGACTATCTGGAAAATAGGGAGATGCCGGCGGTGGTATATGCGGCCATCTGTCTGGCCGTCGACCGGCTGGAAGGCGGCCGGGGCCGGAGCGTCATGGAGTATCGGGAGGGCCGGGTATGAGCAGGGCGCGGAACCTCTGGTGGGGGTACGTCCGGAACATTCTGCGGGAATATCCCCGGGTGACGGCGGAGGAACACCGAGCGGTGTCCGCCGCGATCCAGACCACCCGCAGCAGGCGGGACGGCGGGGAGCGGATGCGGGTGGTGCGCATGACGCTGTTTGACCGCACCCATACACTGGAGGGTGCGGCGGCGTGTATCCCGTGCAGTTATGCCACGGCGAAACGGTGGCAGCAGGACTTCATACGCGACGTAGCGAGATATTACAGGTGCAATAACGGACTGTCACTTAAAAATTGAGCCAAAACGGCCCAATAAATGTGCTATGCTCTGGATGTGGACGGCTTACGCCATGTACACCTCCTTAGGGGCGGCGGCACTGACAGCTCCTTGCGGTGCCGCTGCCCATATCGGCGCTGTAGCTCAGATGGCGAGAGACACGCAACGCGGGTTCGAGTCCCGCCGGCGCCGCAGATGTGGGCAGAGGGAGAGGGCCGGGTCGTCCATTTGGACGGCCCGGTCATTCTTTGTTTTCAGGTGTGGATATGGCGACAATGCGAGAACTGATAGCTGAATATGAGGATTCGCGGGAGCTGCTGACCGGACGCATCAAGGAACTGCGTGCGGCCATGAAGGAGACGGAGGCGGCGGATGAGTTTTTCTGCCTGAAGCGGCGGCTGCGTGATCTGGAGCAGCTGCGGACGGAGCTGGGCAAGGTACTTCGGTATATGCAACTGTGGTACGGAGGGAAGGATAATGGCAAAGAGGACGATGGGCACGAAATCCGGGAGCATGACCGCAGTGGAGTTCGTGGCCGAGCGGATGATCTACGAAAAATGGCTGCGCACCTATCTCGATTCGCGCGGTGCAATGGAGATGAGCAATCGTGGCTTGAAGCGGCTTTTGGATCTGATGATCCCGTTGTACATCCGTAGGGAATTATCCCCTCGCCAGCGGGAACTCCTGAAGCTGCACATGATGGGGACGGACGGGACGCCCATGAACATGGTGCAGATCGCGGCATATCTGGGCATAAACAAATCCACGGTATGTCGCACACTTAAACGGGCACATCAGAGGCTGGCGCATCAGATGTCCTATCTGATGACCGGCTATAAATACATGAGGGACGCCGCCGAGGAGGACGCGGAGTAAACGGAGGTGAGCGTGTGGCAGGGGGAGCAGACAACCTCATCCCGTTCAGCGAGAGAAGCAAGGAAGAAGCAAGGGAGTGCGGACGTGCCGGCGGCATTGCGTCAGGCATTGCACGGCGGCGAAAACGGAGCCTGAAGGAGGCTGCCGACCTGTACCTGTCGCTGCCGGTGTCGGATAAACGGAAGTGGAACAGGATCGCGGCGCGGTATGTGGAGCCGGAGGACATCGACAACCAGATGGCCATGATCGTGGGCATGGTGGATGCGGCGGCCGCCGGTGATGCACGGGCGGCACGGGTCATAGTGGATCTCATCGGCGATGACACGGATGCGGACAGCAGAGCCGTGCAGGTGATCATGGACGAGCCGCTGGAGGAATACAGCGAATGAAGCAGCTCAGGATACAGCAGCCCAACCCCAAGCAGGCGCTGTTTTTGAAGGCAAAGACGAAGCATGTGGCTTTCGGCGGTGCCAGAGGCGGCGGCAAGAGTTGGGCCGTGCGGGTAAAGGCACAGCTGCTGGCGCTGCGGTATCCGGGCATCCGCATCCTTATCGTGCGGCGCACATATGAGGAGCTGCGGCAGAACCACATCCAGCAGCTGAGGGTGGAGCTGAACGGCATTGCCCGCTATAACGTGACGGAGAAGCAGTTCAGCTTTCCCAACGGCAGCGTGATACAGTTCGGATACTGCGCCAAGGATGCAGACCTCGACCGGTATCAGGGCGCGGAGTACGACGTCATCTTTCTGGACGAGGCGACGCAGCTGTCAGAGCACCAGATGAAGACCATCACCGCCTGCGTCCGGGGTGTCAATCGCTTTCCGAAGCGTGTCTACTACACCTGCAATCCGGGCGGGCAGGGCCATCAGTACATCAAGCGGCTGTTCATCGACCGGCGCTTTGAGGCGGAGGAGATCCCGGAGGAGCACAGCTTCATCCAGAGTCTGGTCACGGACAACAAGGCGCTGATGGCCAGCCAGCCGGATTATGTGCAGCAGCTGAAGGCGCTGCCCCATACCCAGCGGCTGGCATGGCTGGAGGGCCGGTGGGATGTGTTTGAGGGGCAGTTCTTTGAGGAGTTCCGGGATGAACCGGCACACTACATCGACCGGCAGAACACCCATGTGATCAAACCGTTCCGCATACCACGGGACTGGACGATATACCGCTCCTTCGACTGGGGCTATGCACGGCCCTTTTCCTGCGGGTGGTGGGCGGTGGACTATGACGGCGTGCTGTACCGCATTGCAGAGCTGTACGGCTGTACCGGCACACCCAATGAGGGCGTGAAGTGGACACCGGACAAGGTCTTTGCGGAGATACACCGCATCGAGACGGAGCACCCGTGGCTGCAGGGCCGGACGGTGCAGGGCGTAGCAGACCCGGCCATCTGGGACAAGTCCACCGGCGAGAGCGTGGCGGAAACGGCGGCCAAGCATCAGGTGCTGTTTGCCAAGGGCGACCACAGCCGCATTCCCGGGTGGATGCAGGTACACTACCGGATGCAGTTTGATGCCAACGGCATGGCCATGCTGTATGTGTTCGAGAACTGCAAGGCGTTTATCCGTACCATGCCGCTGCTGCAGTACAGCCAGACGGTGCCGGAGGATCTGGACACCGCGCAGGAGGATCATGTGGCAGATGAGGTGCGGTATATGTGCATGGCACGGCCCATCAAACCGAGACTGCCGGCAGAGCACGACCCGTTTCTGGACGATCCTGCCCGGGTGGCACTGGAACTCCGGAAGGAGGATCTGGCGCCGCCAGTCAGGAGGCCGAGAATGCAGATCATAAGGGAGGACAACGATGCGTGAAACAGAGACTGTACGTCCGGCACAGGAGCAGGCGGCTGCCGTGGATGCGGCGGTGCCGGCTGTTGGCACGGAACAGATCCGTGGGGCATGGGAGACACTGCGCCGGTACAAGCAGGGCAAGGCGAATCTGGAACAGCGCGTGGTGGACGCGGAGAAGTGGTTCCGCCTCCGCCACTGGGAGTGTATGCGCAGGGAGGAACAGGGGGAGCAGGTAGAGCCTGCGTCCGGCTGGCTGCTGAACTGCATCATGAACAAGCACGCCGATGCCATGGACAATTTCCCGGCACCCAACATCCTGCCACGGGAACGGGGGGATGAGGAGGAGGCGCAGCGGCTGTCTTCCATCGTGCCGGTGATTCTGGATCAGGCGGGATTCGAGAAGACCTACTCCGACCATGTGGACAACAAGCTCATCGGCGGCACCGGTGTGTACGGCGTGTTCTGGGACGGCACTGCCTGCAACGGGCTGGGCGATATCGACATCCGGGAGACGGATGTGCTGAACCTGTTCTGGGAGCCGGGAAAAGAGGATATCCAGGAGAGCCGCGACCTGTTCCACACAGAGTTGATGGACAACGACGTACTGCTGGAGCAGCACCCGCAGTTGGCGGGAAAGCTGGGCGGCACGGGGGCGTTTGCCACGGCGAAATACGCCTATGACGATGCGGTGGACACCAGCGGCAAGTCTGTGGTGGTGGACTGGTACTACAAGCGCCTCGTTGGCGGGCGCACGGTGCTGCACTACTGCAAATTCGTAGGGGACACGGTGCTGTATGCCACGGAGAACGACCCGCAGTATGCGGAGCGGGGCCTGTATGACCACGGGCAGTACCCTTTCGTATTCGACCCGCTGATCCGGCTGAAGGGGACACCCTGCGGTTTCGGCTATGTGGATATCGGAAAGTGCCCGCAGGAGTATATCGACAGAGGCGGGCAGGCCGTTCTGATGAATATGCTGGCCAACACCAAGCCGCGCTTTTTCATCCGCTCCGACGGCGGTGTGAACGAGGAGGAGTTCGCGGATCAGACACGGGCCTTTGTCCACGTCACCGGCAATCTGGGCGAGGACAGCATCGTGCCCATTACCGGAAAGCCCCTCAGCAGTATCTACCTGAATGTGCTGACCCAGAAGATCGACGAGCTGAAGGAGACCACCGGCAACCGTGACATCTCGACCGGCGGCACCACCAGCGGTGTTACGGCGGCATCGGCTATCGCGGCCATGCAGGAGGCGGGCAGTAAACTCAGCCGTGACCACAACAAAAGCGCGTTCCGTGCATACCGGCAGGTGATCCTGCTGGTGGTGGAGCTGATCCGCCAGTTTTACAGCCTGCCGCGGCAGTTCCGCATCACCGGCGAGGACGGTGTGCGGGAGTTCATCACCTACACCAACAGGCAGCTTCAGCCGCAGGTACAGGGGATGGACTTCGGGACAGACATGGGGCTGCGGCTGCCGCTGTTCGATGTGGAGATCACGGCGCAGAAGCAGTCCCCATACAGCAAGATGAGCCAGAACGAACTGGCCCTCCAGTTCTACAACAACGGCTTTTTCAATCCGGAGCTGGCGGATCAGTCGCTGGCGTGCCTGGAGATGATGGATTTCGACCGCAAGCAGGCCATCATGCAGCGCATTGCCCAGAACGGCACCATGTACCAGCAGATGCAGCAGATGCAGCAGCAGATGGTCATGCTGATGCAGAAGCTGGCCGCCGTGACCGGCGACACCGAAATGCTGGCAGCACTGGGCGGCGGAGCGGCGCCGGCGCAGACACCGCCGGCAGGTAATGCAGATGCTGCGGCGGCCGTGCAGGGGAACAGCGTGGCCGGTGGAGATGAACGGAAACTGGGTGAGAGCGCTACCACGAAAAAAGCGCGGCAGCGTGTTGCAGACGCCACAGCACCCGCGTAAGGAGGGGCGGCATGGTCAGGGTGAGATTCGAGCGCAGAGGAGAAGCGGTGAGCCTGACCGTGTGCGGCCACGCCGGATATGCGCCAAGGGGACAGGATATCGTCTGCGCGGCGGCATCCATGCTTAGCATGACCGCTGCCGCCCGTGCCAGCGCACTGGGACAGGTGCGGACGCTGGATATGCAGGAGGGTAGTATGCGGCTGGTCTGTGAGGCTGTGCCGCAGGTGCTGGAAGCGCTGGAAACAGTCAGGGCGGGATTCGCCGTGCTGGCGGAGAAATATCCGGCACACATCAGTTTGACAGGGGCGGCAGACCGCCCTGCCAATACAAACGGAGTCGCCCGCCAAAGGGCAGGAGGAGAGCAGAATGAAGAAGTTTTTTGACGGCTGTATGGATCTTCAGCTTTTTGCTGAGGGCGAAGGGGAGGGCGCCGCTCCCCAGTCGGGCGAGGGCGCTCCCGCTGCGGCGGAGGGCGCAGCACCTGCCGCCGAGGTGCAGGAACAGCAGCAGGAAAAGCCGGATCGCGGCGCTGCGTTTGAAGCGCTCATCAAGGGCGAGTACAAGGATCTGTACGATGCCCGGGTGAAGGAGACTGTGCAGCGCAGGCTGCGGGGCACCAGAGAGCAGGTGGAGCGTCTGCAGGCCATGATGCCCATGCTGACGGTATTGGGCCAGCGGTACGGCGTAGACCCCAGCGATGTGGCGGCACTGTCGCGTGCCGTGGATGCGGATGAATCCTATCTGATCCGTGAGGCGGAAAAGAAAGGCATTTCCCCTGACACGCTGCGGGAGACATGGCGGCTGGAGCGGGAGGCCACCAACCTCCGCCGCCAGATGGATGACTACAGGGCCGAGCAGGAAACGCGGCGCATCTACGGCGAGTGGCAGAAGCAGGGAGAGCAGTGCAAGCTGCTGTATCCGGCCTTTGATCTGGAGGCGGAACTGCAGAACGAGGATTTCTGCCGGCTGCTGCGCAACCGCGTGAATGTGCAGACAGCCTATGAGGTCATCCACAAGGACGAGATCATTCCGGCGGCCATGCAGGTAGCCGCACAGCAGGCGGCGGAGAAGGTCACGGCCGCTGTGCGGGCCAACGCCGCCAGACCTGCCGAGAACGGCAGCAAGGGTTCTGCGGCATCCGTGGGAAAGATCGACGTGGCCAACATGACAAACGAGCAGATGGACGACATCCGCAAACGTGTGCTTCGGGGAGAGCGCATCACGCTCTGACCCGAAAGGAAGGAGAGGTATGAAAACCAATATGAATAAGCTCTATCAGGCGATGGCGGCAATGATGATGCTGCAGATGTTCGCCGATCCCAACACCAACGTGACCACCGACACCGGTATGTCGGTGGAGAACAAGACGTTTTACGATAAGGAACTCATCCGCACGGCGGGGCCCCAGCTGGTACATGACCAGTTCGCCCAGAAGCGCCCCATCCCCAAGAATGGCGGCCAGTCTGTGGAGTTCCGTCAGTTCGGCGACCTGCCCAAGGCGCTGACCCCGCTGACCGAAGGCGTGACCCCCAACGGCAAGAAGCTGAGTGCCACCGCCAAGACGGCCACCGTCAGCCAGTACGGCGACTATGTGACCATCTCCGATAAGCTGGATCTGACGGCCATCGACCCCGTGGCGCTGGAGGCCGTGGACGTCATCGGCAAGCAGATGGGCCTGACGCTGGACACCGTGACCCGTAATAAGCTCCATCAGGGCCTGCAGGTCATGTATGCGCCGCTGCGCAGCTCCGCCGGTGCGGAGACGGAGGTGTCCAGCCGCTCCAAGCTGGATAAGTCTGCCGTGCTGACTGTGAAGCTGGTGCAGCAGGCCCGCACGGAGCTGAAGGCCATGAACGTGCCCACGTTCGATGACGGCTGTTATGTGATGATCATTCATCCCTATTCGGCCTATGACCTGAAGCGCGACCCTGAGTGGCGTAAGCCCCATGAGTATGCGGACACCCGCCAGCTGTACAACGGCGAGGTCGGCATGGTGGATGGTGTCCGCTTCGTGGAGACTTCCGAGGCGAAGATCTACTGCGGCGAGGATCTGGCATCCAACAGCCGCACGCTGACGGTAAACGGTGCGGTATCCAGCGCCGGCAAGACCATCAATTTCGATGGCGGTGCGGTGGCTGCCAATGCGCTGGCCGGTCGGTATGTGCTCATCGGCGATAAGCGCGTGAAGGTGGTCAGCAACACCACTTCCGCACTGACACTGGATACCGCTATCACGGCGGAGGACAATGCCGTCATTTATCCCGGCGAGGGTGGTGCCGGCGGCGGTGCCGTGTTCGGCAACCTGATCTTCGGCAAGAACGCCTACGGCGTCACCGAGATCGAAGGCGGCGGCGCGGAGACCATCATCAAGCCCAAGGGCAGTGCCGGTACTGCCGACCCCCTGAACCAGCGTTCCACCGTGGGCTGGAAGGCTATCAAGACCGCTGAGATCCTGGTGGACTTCTACATGATGCGCGTGGAGTGCGGCAGTGCGTATTCCGCCCGCGCCCGTGCCAACTGAGGAAAGGAGAACAACGATGGACAATAACGAGAACAACATGACCATGGCCGCGGACGTCTCTGACGGTGGCATGACGGCCCCCGCCCCGGAGAACAACACCACGCCGGAGGCTCCCAAGAAGAACAGCCGGAAGAAGGTGGCGCCGGAGATTCCCGTGGAGGAGAAGGTGACCATCAAGCTGCCCCGCACCAAGGACGGCCCCAAGGAGGTCATGGTGCGCGTCAACGGCGACAAGTACCTCATCAAATGCGGCGTGCCTGTGGAAGTCCCTGCGAGTGTGGCAGAGGTGCTGGAGCACGCGGAGGAGATGGCCATGGAGGCCATGGAGTACGAGGATTCCGTGCGCAGCGAGTGATTCGGGACGAAAGCGGGGGAGGTCTGATCGCCTCCCCCGCTTTTGAGAAGGGAGGTATACCGATATGCTGGGGCAGCATTTGCGGGTCACAGATGTGATTACCGCATTCATGAAGCGAGAAGGCGGCATCAGCTATGAGCAGGCCAACGAGTGGCTGCGGCAGTTGGAGACCACTATTATGCGGGAGGTGCTGATCCCACACGGGGAAAAGGTGGACGATCCCGATATGCTGCTGTATGGCAGCGATACGGTTCTGACGGCCCCGCCGCCCTACGCGCGGATCTATGACCTGTGGCTGACAGCACAGGCGGATCTGGCCCACAACGAGATCGCCAAGTACAACAACTCCATCCTGACATTTCAGGCGGAGTATGACCGATTCGCCGGTTGGTATAACCGTACACATAGACCGGTCGGCGAGAAGCTGAAGTTCTGGTAAGGGGTATACAGCATGAAATATCCGACTTTGAAAGTGCCCTCCGCAAGCAGGGACATGGTATCCGTGTTCGGCGGCTATGACCATAACCTGAAGATCGCGGAGGGCGCATTTTATGACATGACGAATATGTCCTCTGCCGACTATCCCATGCTGTCCACCCGCCGCCCACGCGGCACGGTACAGCAGTTGGAGGAGCCGCAGGGACTGATCGCCAAGGATGCGCTGGCCATCGCGGACAAGGGAAAGCTCTATTTCAACGGTGCGGAGGTCACAGGTCTGACGCTGGCCGACGGGGAGAAGCAGATGGTAAGCATGGGAGCGTACCTGCTGATCTGGCCGGATAAGAAGTACCTGAACACCAAGGATCTGACGGACTACGGCAGCATGGAAGCGGCGTTCGGGAGCACCGGCAGCGTGGTGTACTCACTGTGCATGGCAGACGGCTCTGCACTGGGAACGGTGCATTCCGCGAAGCCGGAGACCCCGGCAGGCGGCGACTACTGGCTGGACACCACGCAGGAGCCGCACAGCCTGCAGGTGTACAGTGAAGCCACCGGCTATTGGTCTGCGGTGGCTACCGTGTATACAAAGATATCTGCGGTGGGCATCGGTGCAGCGTTCGAGGAGGGGGACGGTGTCAGCATCTCCGGTGTGGCCTACGCGGGAGACAGCACCGTGGTCAAAGAGCAGTTCGAGGAACTCAACGGGACAAAGGTCATCTTCGCAAAGGGCGATGACTACATCGTGGTGGTTGGACTGGTGGATATTACCTACGAGCAGACGGTGGGCAGTGTTTCCGTGCGCCGCACCGTGCCGGATATGGATTTTGTCTGTCAGGCGCAGAACCGGATCTGGGGCTGCAAGTACGGCATGGTGGACGGTGAGGTGGTCAACGAGCTGTACTGCTGCAAGCTGGGGGATTTCAGAAACTGGAACGTGTTTCTGGGCATTTCCACCGATGCGTGGCGAGGTTCCGTCGGGTCTGACGGCGTATGGACGGGGTGCATCAACTATCTGGGCTATCCCACGTTTTTCAAAGAGAATGTGATCCATCGCATCTCCGTATCCTCCAGCGGCGCCCATCAGGTCACGGAGACAGTGGGGCGCGGGGTGCAGCAGGGAAGCGGCAGAAGTCTGTGTGTAGTCAATGAAGTGCTGTATTACAAAGGGCGCACGGGCGTGTGTGCTTATGACGGTTCGTTTCCTGGTTCCGTGGGGACGGTGTTCGGAGCGGAACGGTATGGCCGTGCTGTTGCCGGCGGCTTTGGCGGGAGGTATTACCTCAGTATGCAGGCAGCGGACGGTAAATGGCATCTGTTCGTCTACAACACGGAGCGGGGCCTGTGGCATCGGGAGGATAACACCCATGTGATGCAGTTTGCCGCGATGGATGATGACCTTTTCTACATTGACGCGGACAACGGGCGTCTGATGTGCATTGAAGGGACGCAGGGAACGAAAGAGGATCGTGTGGAGTGGATGGCCGAGACGGGCATCATCGGCTATAACTACCCCGATAGAAAGTATCTGGGCCGCTGCAATATCCAACTGAGCGCAGAGGACAGGCCCTCGCTCAGGCTGGAGGTGAAGTATGACGATCACCCGTGGGAGGCGCTGCGCGGCGGCGGAACAGTCAGCGGTATCCAGACACTGACCATTCCGGTGATACCCCGGCGGTGTGACCATTTCCGCCTGCGGCTGTCAGGCAAGGGCATGGTGCGCATCTTCTCTTTCACCAAAATTCTGGAAGTGGGGAGTGATCTGTGATGTATCCGACACCGCCTGTATTGCAGGGCACGTCATCGCGGCAGCTGGAGGACGTGCGGCGGTATCTGTTCCGGCTGGTGGAACAACTCAATTCAAGCGCCGACAGCCTGCCCGGTGGGGTACAGGCTGTCTATGCGCCCGCCGCATCCAGCGGAAAAGTTCGCACCGTCGGAGAAAAGACGGAACTGAACCAAGTGCAGGAAGAACTGAAGACGCTCATCATAAAGACCGCCAGTGTGATACAGAAAAGCGTGGATGCACTTCAGACGAGGCTGGAGAGCGAGTATGTGGCGCAGTCGGAGTTCGGCACGTTCCGCGAAACCATGAGCAACGAGATCACCGCAACGGCGCAGGGACTGGAGCAGAGCTTCAGAACGTACAGCGAGATCATGGACAACTACATCACCACTACCAACGGATATATCCGACAGGGTGTGGTGGGATACGAGGGGCTGACACCGGTCATCGGCATTGCCATCGGGCAGGATATCAAAGTGACCGGAGCCAAAGAGACAGTAGGCGGTGTGGAGTACGAAACCATCGACACCACACAGAATATGTCTATCTGGACGGCGGATAAGCTGTCGTTCTATGTGAGCGGGCGGGAAGTGGCATATTTTGCCAACGATGCACTGACGGTGACGAACATCCACACGGGCAGCATCACCATGGGCAGCTGGACGGTAGATGCATCCGGCGGCTATTCCATTCGATGGACGGGGGAAAACAGCTGATGTCGACATCATATTCATGGGGCAGTGCGCCCACCATCCCGCTGACCATCTCTGACAGCATCACAAGGGACAGCGGCAGCCGGTATTCCGGCTATCTCACCATATCGCTGGGGCCGCTGGGCGGCGGGTCGTATTTCGGCTATAACATCACCGCCACAGTGGACGGTGAGACAAAGACCATCAAGGACAATCTGCCAAACCAGTGGAGCGACGGCGCGTACAGCGCCAGCTGGTATATCTCCGGCAGTTCTTATTCCAGCAGTGTATCCATCAGCGTGTCCATCAGCTCCAACAGCGGCCGCGCCGGCCTGAGTGTAGGGTATACCGCGTATATTGGCACTTACGATGACCCTGCCACGGAGCCGGCATCTGTGCCTACACTAAACGTATACACAGCCAAACTGGGCGGCAGCGTTATTGTCTACACCAACCGGCAGAGCAGTTCCTACAAGCACACCATCTCCTACACCGTGGGAAGCGCCAAGGGAACTATCGCGTCCAATGTGGGGGCGAGTACCACATGG